TTGCTATCATGAAACGTGCCGCTTTGCACGCCATTTTTTGAAACCACCAGCTAATATGCCCTCGATTTTTGGCTTTGGTTGAAAAAGTACTATGTTCTCCGACAAACTGCTAGGAATGGATATTCTAAAAATGGGAAAACCCTGGGTATGCAAGGAATGCAAGTTGGTATTAGGGAATGTAATCGTAGTCAATCGAGTTCATCGGCTACGATTGCCAATTCAGGGCATCACGATTACTGGTTTAGCTGATGTTGAATGTCCTCGATGCGGATCCTTGCGAACATGGTATGCAGTTCAGGAAGAGGAGGAACAAAACTTGACAAAATAATACAAATGTTCTACAATAGATCATAGTAATCGCTGCGGACGGTGGTAGAGTCGGCACGATCGGATATGAGCGCCCGATGTTGTAGTTTGACATCGGGTTTTTTGTTGTTAATCAAAATATAAGGAGATACTGAAATGGCTATTTTCAAATCGAGAACGTTTTGGGTAAGTTTGGTTGGTTTGCTGGTTGTGCTTCTGACCTATTTTGTGCCAACGTTTCACCTGGATACTGAGGGCATGGTTGGTCAAATCCTGATCATTGCTGCTCTGGTTTTTGCAGTGGCCGCAGATCCTAATACAGATCCGGGTAAGTGGGGACGATTGTTTGCTTCCCGTGAGTTTTGGGTGGCATTGGTTGGCTCATGCGTCATGATATTGAATGGTTTTAACAAGGTGCTTCCTCTGGGTATTACCCCGGAACAAATTATATCTTTTGCCTTGTTGATCTCGACATTCATCATTGGCCAGGCAGTAAAGTTACAGGTTCGATCGCAGCAATGACCCCGGCAACCGCCACTAGTGCTGACATCGCAACCCTGAATCAAAAACTTGCCAACATCGTAGAAATCATGACGCGTGTCGAGCAAAATCAGAAGGACACGAATACCAAGATTGATGCCCTGGATGCACGGCTGAGAGCGGTAGAGATGTCGGATAGTAAGTCAGCGATACTCAACAGTAATAATATTGCCAGTCTTGAAGTGCGTGTGAGCGAAGTAGAGAAGTATGCCTGGGTACTGCGGTTTGGAGCCTGGTTGGTTCCCTTGACTGGTGCTCTGGTAATTGCGTTGGTGTGGGCGATTCTGACCCACACGGTAACATTAGGACCCTAAATGCCTTTCGATAAACCCTTGCGGACCCTGACGCCCAAAGCACAGCGATTTGTAGAAGTCTATCTTACATGTTGGATAGGTACCTATGCAGCACGAGACGCTGGCTATAAGTGGCCAGACAAACGCGCGTGGCAGCTGCTTCGGGATCCGCTAATCCAGGATGCCATAGCGAAACGCATGGCAGAAGTAGCCATGGAAGCGAACGAAGCACTTGCCCGCCTGGCTGAACAGGCCCGGATGAACGTGGCTGACTTCTTTGCGAATGGGGATCCAGCTCAAGGTCTAAATACTGAGTATCTCAGGACACATGGGCACCTGGTCAAGAAGGTTAAGACAGTCACCAACAAACTGGGTGAGGTTGTTGTTGAGCTCGAGTTGCACGATGCTCAGGCTGCATTGGTTCACATTGGCAAGCACTTGAAGCTGTTCACAGAACAGGTGGACTTTACAGAGAAAGTCATCGTTATTAATCGGGCGAATGTTCAGGATGAACGAAATCAAGATTGAGTTCAGCGATGATGTTTGCAATCCAGTATTCCGGCCATATCTGGATTGTATGGCGCGCACACAGATATACTATGGTGGTGCATCTTCTGGTAAGTCAGTTTTCCTTGCTCAGAGAGCTGTTCAAGATGTCTTGTCTGGTGGACGTAATTACCTTATTTGCCGTCAGGTTGGCCGGACCTTGCGTGGTTCTGTTTCCCAAGAGATCAACAAGGTTATTAAGGATTGGAAGGTTGCATCCCTATTTGATATTAACAAAACAGATGGCACAATCACATGTCATAATGGCTATCAAATCATATTTGTTGGTTTAGATGATGTCGAGAAACTCAAGTCCATTACTCCAGCTAAGGGTGTGATTACTGATATTTGGGTGGAAGAGTCAACAGAGACTGACGAAAAGACCATTACCCAGCTCTACAAGCGCCAACGTGGTGGGGATAAGTCTATTCCCAAGAGGTTGATGCTCTCTTTCAACCCGATTTTTAGAAATCACTGGATCTACAAGAAATATTTTGATCCTATTAAATGGCGTGAAGATCAAACTGAGTATAAAAGTGATGATCTTTCCATCTTGAAAACCACTTATAAAAATAATGAGTTTCTAACCGATGGCGATATTAAAGATCTCGAGAACGAACAAGACACCTATTTTTACGATGTTTACACCTTGGGGAAATGGGGTGTACTTGGTAATGTCATCTTCAAGAATTGGCGAGTTGAAGATCTATCTGCTAAACATGCGCAATTCACCAATCATCGTAATGGATTGGACTTCGGTTTTAGCAGCAATCCCGCTGGTGTTGTTGTCACTCATTATGACACGGCGTACAAGACCATTTATATTTTTGATGAACTCTATCAGTGCGGCCTAAAGAATACTGAGTTGGCGGAAGAAGTAGTGAAACTAATTGGTACCAGTCTTGTCGTGTGCGATAGTGCTGAGCCTAAGAGTATTATGGAACTGAAAGACCTTGGTGTAACCGCACGGCCGGCAAGAAAAGGAAAAGATTCGGTTACTTTTGGCATACAGTGGTTGCAGGGGCAGACGATCATCGTTGACTCGAAGTGTGTCGGTATGCAGAATGAATTAACTCAGTACAAGTGGAAGGAAGACGCAAGCGGACAATCACTCCCTGTCCCTGTGGATAGAAACAATCACTTAATTGACAGTCTTCGGTACGCGTACGAAGATGATATGGAACGGAAAACACAACAAAAAGCAAGATCATGGAAAAGATAAAGGATAAATGAAATGACTGAAAAACGAAATTCCTATGTAGCAAAAGCAGTAAACCCGTCTTTGGACCCACTTGAGGGTCGGGATGGCATCGCTTCTGTCTCAAGAGATAGAGATGGCAACGTATTGGTGATTGTGTTCACCAGTGGTGAAAAGATCACCGATCCCGATGAAATTCGCAAGATTCTGGAAACTGTTGAATAATGGCCACAGATATTGAGCGAGCATTCACTGCCATATCCGGCAAGAAGTCATTATTGACCTCGCTATATAACTATGTCAATGGTCCCCAGCCTCTGCGCTATTCTACTGAGCGTCTGAAGGATGCTTTTGATGACATCAAGGTGCACTTTGAAATTAACTGGTGCAGCGTTATTGTCTCCTCAGTGAATGACCGACTGGAATTGACCGGCTTCGATGTCCAGAAGGATAAGAAAGCCAGCACCTGGTTATCCGGGCAATTTGAGGCACTTCAAATCCTTGGCGAGTCCCAGAAAGTGCACAAGGCCGCTCTTGGGTATACTCAGGGATTTGTTATTGTTTGGAAAAATGCCGCTGGTGAGATCGAATTCTATTACAACGATCCACGACTGTGTGAAGTTTTCTATGATCCCAATTCTCCAAAGAAGAAAGTATTTGCCGCCAAATGGTTTGAAGTCCCCGGGGAGAACGCACAGGAAATTCTGCTCTATTATCCCGATAGGCTAGAACATTGGCGTGCTACGGTTGGTAAAGATGGGATAGTAAGTGGTTATGGAAAATTTGTAAAAGTATCTGAAGAAATCAACGCCTACGGCGTCATCCCTGTCTTTGAGTTCTTCACAGATGGGGAAATTACCGGTGTGACAACTTTACAGGATGCAGTCAACAAAGTTTTCTCGGATATGATGGTTGCCGGTGAGTTTGGCGCATTCGTACAACGGTATATTATCAGCCAGGCGGATCCCGGTGATCTTAAAAGTGGCGCCAGTGTGACCTGGTGGATCCCCGCTGGAGACTCCTCAGGCCAGGGGTCTGCTGTAGGCCAATTCGCGCCTACGCCCATGGCTCCTTATCTCGAGGCTATGGACAGACTGGCTTCGGCCATGTTTGTTATTACCCATACCCCAAAACATTACCTGATGAGTACCGGCGCAACCCCCAGCGGTGAGGCGCTTATTGCAATGGAAGCCCCGTTAACCAAGAAAGTTGACTGGTACAAGAAACGCTTTGAGACTTCCTGGAAGGAAATTGCTAAGTTTATTTTGCAATTGGGTGATTATACCGTAGATATATCCGGCATCATTGCCACCTGGAAACGTAGCGAGAGTACCCAGCCTTATACTGAGGCACAAACGCAGCAGGTTATGGTCAACACAGGTATGCCATTGACTGCCGTATTACGCAGGTCGGGATGGAGTGAAACTGAAATTAAAGCTTTGCTTGATGATATCCAAAAAGAAAAAGAAGCTAAGCAAACACTGGCTCAGGCAGTGCTGGATTCCCTTCGTAATAAGACCGCGCAGGGAAATCCGGATCCTAATCCACCACCTGACAATACCGGAGGTCTATAACTACTTTGGAATCTCGTGTCGTGCAAGTTCTCAAGCAGTACCGCTTAGCTCTGGATGCTGGAGAGCAAAATATCATGGCGGATATGGGCATTCGGTGGCTACAGATCGAAGCCAGGCTCAAGACGGATATATTTGCACTCTCGGAAGAAATGGTGCGGCGCACTCAGGCGGGTGAAGTTATTACTGAGCAAATAATCCGCAAGGCGGAAAGATATAAAGTGCTGGAGCGGCAAATGGCAGCGGAAATTGCTAAATATAATAAGGACTTTGCTGCTGAGTATATCGCTGCGGCGCAGAAAGAATATGCGGCTTTAGGGATAAAAGCTGCCCAGGATGCAATCGTTACCAGTTACATGGAATCAGGAATGGTGCGGGCATTTGATCGTATTTATGTTGACGCCGTACAATCCATGATCGGTTTTGCCGGAGATGGTTCACCACTAAAAACCTTACTTATGAAAGATTACGTTGCACCTGTAGCCGATGAAGTAGTTAAGTCTCTAATTAATGGCATTGCCCGGGGCCAGGGTGTGGCGCAAACTGCCCGGGACATTCAAAACTCAATGGGCATGGGATTGGATCGATCGTTATTGATTGCTAAAACAGAGACCGGACGTGCATACAGATCTGCGAGCACGCAGCAATATAGGGAATCTGGAGTGGTAAAAAAGTTTCGCAGACTAGTCAAAAAAGAGACCGCGTGCCTTGGTTGTCTGTTTTTAGATGGTGAGGTTCTCAATACTGAGGACGAAATGGAAGATCATCCTGGAGGTTTTTGTACCGTGCTTTGTGAAGTCGAGGGTGTACCTCCTCCCGAATGGGAACAGGGCAAGGATTGGTTTGATGGACTTGACGAAGACCAGCAACAGCAAATTCTTGGAGCGGAGCGCTTTGATCTATGGAAAAACGGTGGTATTTCCCTGGATAACATGGCTGGCAAAACTCACTCTGATACTTGGGGTGATGCTTCAAAAGTAAAAACTCTTGCGGAATTAGCGGAGTTAAGAAAATGACCGATAGACAGGTAGCTGAAATAATATGTCGGGCACTGCTGGCGATTGTGGCCGCAATTCGCAAAAAGTACGGTTTACCTGATAAACATAATGTGACAATTATGATGACGGAGGTGCAAGAATGATTGTATTGTTGAAAGTTTGATGTATAATTAGAACAGGTGAACTATAAAGTTTTTCTAATTGTTCACCCGCTACTGAGTAACTAAGCCCCACATTTGTTGCGCTTATGGCTTGTC